CACTGCCACGGGCGCTGGATAATCCACCACGGCCATCGCCGCCGCTGCCACTGTCACCCTGGCCGCAGCCGCCACGGGCGCTGGATCATCCACCACGGCCATCGCCGCCGCTGCCACTGTCACCCTGGCCGCAGCCGCCACAGGTTCGGGATCCTCGACCGCAGCCATCGCAGCCGCCGCCACGGTCACCCTGGCCGCCAGTGCCACAGGTTCGGGATCCTCGACCGCAGCCATCGCAGCCGTGCAGGACAGGGCGATCGCTTCCGAAGCCACTGGATCCGGGGCCACCACTGCCGCCCTGACAGCGGCGCAATCCGTGAGTGTATCGGGTCAGGCCACAGGATCTGGCGGCGCTACGGTGGCGCACACAGCCTCGGCAGTTCGGGATCTCGCCGCATCCGCCACGGGTTCGGGCGAATCGACCGTATCCATCGCCGCCACTGCGGATGTCGCACTGGCCGCCAGTGCCACAGGTTCGGGATCCTCGACCACGGCCATCGCAGCCACTGCGGATGTCGCCCTGGCCGCAGCAGTCACAGGCTCAGGATCATCGACCACGGCCATCGCAGCCGCCGCCGATGTCGCCCTCGCAGCGACTGCCACAGGTGCAGGATCCTCGACCACGGCCATCGCCGCCGCTGCGGATGTCGCCCTGGCTTGCGCCGTCACAGGTACGGGATCTTCCACCACGGCCATCGCCGCCGGACAACCTCGAACGCTTGCAGCGGTCGCCGTTGGATCCGGAGCTACCAGCGCCGCCATCGTCACCACCACGGATATCACGCTCGCCGCAGCCGCCGCAGGTTCGGGATCATCGACCACTGCCATCGCAGCCATTGCGGATCGAACCCTGGCCGCCAGCGTCACTGGTGCGGGATCCTCGGCTGTATCGATTACTGCATCCACCGATGTCGCCCTGGCCGCTAATGCCACAGGCTCGGGATCCTCGACAGCCGCCATCGTCACCACCACGGATATCACGCTCGCCGCAGCCGCCACAGGTGCATCGATCGCCACGACACTCCTGGCCCGCTCCGCCTCGCTGATCGCCGCCTCCACTGGATCCGGTTCGACGGCTACATCCATCGCCTCCACTGCTGATCGAGGACTGGCCGCATCCGCCACAGGATCAGGGGCATCGACCGCTGCGATCTCCACGACCACTGATGTCACATTGGCGGTGGCAGCCACAGGCGCAGCGGGATCGACCGCCGCCATCGCAGCCGCTACGACTCGCACGCTGTCGGCGGCAGTCACTGGATCTGGAACATCGACCGCTGCGATCTCCACGACCATCAATGTCACGCTGTCATCGACCGCCACAGGCTCGGGAACATCGACCGCAGCCCTCGAGTCGGCCAGCCAGGTCACGCTGTCATCGACCGCCACAGGACTCGCCACCGCCACAGGCGCAGCCACTCGAGCGGCCACACTGCTCGCAGCAGCAGCCGCATCCGGGACCGCCACCATCAACATCTCGACCGGGCAAGAGGCGACCCTATCGGCAGCATCTGCTGGATCTGGAACAGCGGCGGCGAACGCCACGGTCACCCGTAATCTGTCGGTGACAGTCTCGGCGAGCGGCCTGGCTTCGTCAGTGGTCTCGAGGTCGGCATCCCTGCGCCTCGCTCCAGTCGGTTCCGCCGCCGCTACTTCGTCGATGGTCATCGGGCTGCTCGTGACGGTCTCGGGGACAGGATCCGGAACAGCCACCACCGCCGTGTCGATCACGGAATCGGAACCATTCATCAAGGCCGGAGCGAAAGCGATGATGGCGATCGAGGTGTTGACCGAGGCGATCACCTACTACCCAGGCGGAGACCTGGCCGCAGGAAAATCCATCCGGGCAATAGTCCAGCGCACCGAGCCGGAGATCCTCGCCTATACGATGGATGCTGGATCGCTGACCGTTGATGTCGAACTCTGGATTGTCACTGATGCAGTTCTCGGGGTGTCCACCGTTAACGCAGGGCAAGATCTCGCCGATGTAGTCGTGACCGATGGGAAAGCAGCAGAGCGGGTTCGTGTCGTCGAAATCATCGACCACGACCCTGGCATGGTTCACCTGTTGGCAGTGAGGTAATCGATGCCATTGGACTTCTTCAACTATCAGGCGATGGAACAGGTCACCTACTACCCGGGCGGAGTCACCGCCGCCGCTGTAGTTATCACCGCTGTTGTGGTGCGCTCCACTTCCAAGATCCTCCAGGATAATCTCGTGAAGCCTGTGGACATTTACCTACCTCGAGGGAGCGAATCGGGGAAGATCGCAATCGTAGATGTTGGCACCGACGAGGTGCTGGTGAAGGTCGAGCCATACAAGGGCGAGGTGCGATGCCGGGTGGTTCGGCTCCTGAACAGCGATGCCAATCTCTGGACAGTCAGGGCGATGGAATGATCGACATCTTCCCAGACCTACAGAACCTGAAATCCTTCCAAGATGCGATGGCTACTGGCGAGACCGTGATGGCTCGAGGATTGTGGCATGGCACATCCAGGGCGCTCGGCGGATTCCGCAAGGAGTTCTTGAAGAGAACGCCAGCGAACATCCGGGGGAAGAAATCGGCGAACCCTCGAGGCGCTGCCAGCGCAGGGAAAATGCCACCGATAGGCCGATCATTCATCTGGCAAGTTCACCCGCCGACACCGCCGAAAGCCCGGCGGCACAGTAGCAGCCATGTCAAATCGGTGAAGCAGATCAGCGGCAACATCGGAACACGGAGCGAGGCCGCAGAGTCGATGGAGGAGGGGAAGAAGATCCAGGCGAAGGGTCCATACCTGGGAATCCCCATCGTGCTGTCCGGGAATGTCAATGCCAGGAAACGCCGAGCGGGCGAAGTCCAGCCCAGGGCGAAGCCGTCATGGCGAACCGTTGGCGAGATCCTGAAGCCGGGCGGATTGCGGACAGCCTACAACTTCCAATGGCAGGTCAAGGGGGCGTATACGATCCTATGGGCCAGGCACAAGAAATCGGGAGCCAAGCCATTCCCGGTGATGCTACTGATCAAGCGAGTGCAGATGAAGAAGGATGGGCTGCGATACTACAAACTCTGGAAAGCCATGAAGGGTGAGACCCTCGAGCGCTACGACAAGGAAATCACGAAAGCCCTGAAAAGCATGGTATGGGGAATCAATAAGAGGAGTAAATAAATGGCAGCGAGTGTCAGGGAGCAGATCATCGCAAACATCGCCACGGCGCTGGGCGATATCACCACGGGCAATGGTTACGAGAATACCCTGGTGAGCGTGCAACGATTCATGCAGGGCGGGCTGACTGTGGCGCAGGTGCCGACCGCCGTGGTCAACTTCGAGGACGAGCGGAAGAGCCAGGGACCGACCGAGCGGGCCGACTGTGAATTGTCGATATCGATCGACCTGTTCGCTGTCCATGACCAGGATGTCGTCAGTGGCTCCACAGCCACGGTGGTGGACAGCCTCGCCGCAGATGTCGAGAAGGCCGTCATGGTGGATCCGACAAGGGGCGGATTGGCCCGGACTTGCGAGATTGAATCCATCCATCCATTCCGCCTGGCTGAATCTCAGCCCTATGTCGGTGCTACGGTTTCCGTCAGAATCCGATACCAGCATTCGATCACGGATCCCTACACGGCGAGGAACTGATGCCGACATTGACGCTTGACCCGCAGAGCATTCGAGAGGTCCACCAGTACGGGATGGCTGCGAGCTACGGGGCGGGCGTGTTGATCCGGCGGAATCGTAATCCGTCAGGGAAGAAACATCGCACGGGATACGAGATCGGCTGGCGCAATTTGGCGCAGGGGGAAGTAGATGGATTGGTCGTGGTGTTCGGGCAGGTCAATGGTGGCGGCACGCTCACCTGGACACCGCCGGGCGGCTCGGCTGGAAGTTACATGATCACGCAGGACAGCCTGACGATCACACATCAATCTGGCGGGCAGAGTTCCGTGGGGATTACATTGGAGGAGATCTAAGTGCCATTACTTACCAGGAAGACGCAGGTAGCGATCAAGAATGAAAGCACCGAGGGGACCGTCAATACTCCAGTCGCTGCGGATGCTGCATTCAATATCTTTGAAACTGGATTTACCGCAGACATCGAGCAGTTCGAGCGGAATCCATTCCGGGCTTCGGTAGGATCTCGAGCCAGCATCGCAGGTGTGAAAACAGGGAGCATTACCTACACGACCGAACTGGCGGGCAGTGGCTCCGCTACGGTGGCTCCACCGTTCGGCCCGGCGCTCCAGTCCTGCGGCTTCGCCAAGGCGACTTGTGACCTGATGGCTGGCGGCACTGTCACCGGGACATTCGTGGTCGGCGAAACCATCACGGGAGCGGGAGCATTCTCGGAGACGGTCCTCGCCGTTGATGGCGACAACATCTACATCTCGACAGGGGCATCGAATCCAGGCACAGCGGCAATCGTGGGGGTCACATCCGCAGCGGAGATGGCACTGACAGGTCGAACCATCACGGGGCCAGTGGGATTCGTTTACTCCACCACCAGCACATACTCCACCACCTCGGCACCATCCTCTTCGGTCGATCTACTGAATGACGGCGTGCGCCACAGGATCATCGGTGCCCGTGGGAATGTCACGCTCAGGGCATCCACCGGGCAGCCCGTGCAAGCCATGTTTGAATTCACTGGCCCGAAAGTCGCCACGGCGAATGGCCCATTGCTGAATGGCGTGGCCTACCCAACGACGACACCGGAGCCGCTACTCAGCGCATTGTTCTCAGTCGGTGGCGGATTCGCCGCAGTGGTGGATAACATCGAAGTGAACACGAACAACGATCTACAAGTCAGGCGCAGCATGAACACCGCCAGCGGCGTGGTGTCCACGCAGATCGTCAATCGACAGGTGCAAGGATCCATTGATCCCGAGATGACAGTGGTGACGGGAACGGGCACCCATGACTGGTTCGGGCGACTTGATGCGAACACTGAGGGATTGATGAAGTTCACCGTGGGATCGGATGTCGGAAACAAGTTCAAGATCATGGCACCGCAAGCGCAGTACACTGGAGTCAGCCCAGGCGACCGCAATGGCATCGCTACAGTGTCGATCGACCTGGCGATGAATGAGTCTACCCTGGGTGATGACGACCTACAGATTGTTTGCCTGTAGTGGGGATTGTAATCGACCCGACCCAGCAGCATACCGTCGAGGTGGAGGGTGCTACATTCTCGGTGGTGTCGCTTACTGGTCGGCAAGTCCTGGGCCTGTCGCAGACGCTATCAAGTGTTGAGACCAATGCCGATGGCGTTTACCAGGTTCTGCACAAGTGTGTCAAGAGTTGGGACGGCGTGACCACTGGCGAAGGCGCAGCCCTGCCATGTAGTGGTGACAACCTCGATGCGTTACCTGTCGATGTAGCGGTGAAGGTATTTGAGTTCATCGCCTCGCTGTCGGGGTTGACTGGCGGCGACCAGGGAAACTAATCATAGGAACCAGGATGGCGATGGGACTCTACCCGATGGACTGTTCGATATGTTCCCAGGGGACGGAATCCGCCGAGCGGTTCCGAGCCGACTGGGGATGCGACACCGACACGCCGCACGATCTCGATCGGTATCCCTGCGGGTGTGGCCGCTGGCCTGACTGCACCAGATGCAATGGCACAGGTACGCTCGGCCTGAAGCGATGCCCTCGCAAATTCATCGACCCATCCATCTCGACAGTCATCCGGTATGTGGCTTACGCCAAGGATGGCCATTGGCCAGTGGCTGGTGGCATCCTCGACCAGTCGCAATCCTTCCTCGATGCTCATGCCGTAGTCGTCGGCGAGATACAAACGATTGAGAATGCCGATGGCTAGTTCCGCACTACTAAACATCCGACTCATGGCGAAGAACCTGACAAAGCCCGCATTTACTGCGGTACGCAGGAGTCTCGCCACGATCAGGACGCAGACCATCAGAGCCGGGCGTGCGATGCGAGGCATGATGGCTGGTGCCAGAACTCAGGCGGTGGCGCTGCTCGCAGTCCTCGGCGGGTTCCAGGCACTGGTCCGTGGTCCGGCTGAGTTCAACAGGGAGATGGCGAAGGTCGGCACGCTCGGGAAGGAAGCACGGGATAGTCTCGAGGGCTTCACCGAACAGGTCCAGCGCCTATCCATTGAATCGGGCATCGCACCAGAGAAACTGGCCGATGGCTTGTTCAATGTCATCAGTGCTGGAACGAAGGCCAGCGATGCGATGGAAACCTTGAACATCGCCACCCGGCTCGCAGTCGCTGGATCAGCAGACCTATCGGCAACTGTCAGCGGCCTGGCGGTGGTCGCCAACTCATTCGGAGTCAGTGGTGCAGATGGCATCAACGCCCTGGCGCAGTCCTTGTTCGCTGCACAGGTCCAGGGGAAAACGACCCTCGAGGAGATCGCCAACAATGTCGGCAAGGTCGGGGCATCCTTCGAGGCGGCCCATGTCGATGTCGACCAGATGCTGGTGTCGCTGTCCTTGATCACAAGAACGGCTGGCAGCACTGAAGAGGCGACCACCGAATTGGCTGGCACGATGAAAGCATTCATCAAGCCGACCGAGGGAATGCAAAAGGTGCTTCGCTCGCTGGGGATCGAGTTCTCCGAGAGTATGCTGGCGGGCAGAAACTTCGGCCAGACTATCGTGGACATCCGAGAGGAAGCACTTCGCATCGGTGTTCCATTTGCCCAGGTGTTCGCAGACCAGCGAGGCTATCGTGGGGCATTGAAACTTTCGAGCGACCAGGGCCGGATATTCAATGAGATGCTGACCGAACAGCGGGGACTGCTCGACGAACTCGATACATCCTACGAACTGATGCAGGGCACGCTCGCCGTCACGCTCGACAAGTTTACGAGCCTGATGAAGGTACTGGCGATGGACTTCGCAGATACAGCATTCGATGGCCTCGGGGACAACCTCGATGGCCTCATCGCCAGGGTGGACGAACTCAGAATCAGGGCGGGGATCGCCGGGCTGGAGTTTCGGAAGTCATTCCTGCTAGTGCTGCCAGTGTTGCAAACGCTCAGCAGTGGATTCATGTTCATGCTTAACTCATTCCTGCTGGCCGTCGAGGGCATCCGATTCGTGTGGGGACAACTCGCCAGCAGTATGCAGGACTGGATCGATGCGTTCTCCGATATCCCTGGCGTGGGAATGTTCATCGAGACCGAGGTGGAGAAGTCGAACACCCGACTGGACAAACTCATGGCGGCTCGTGAGAAGATGGCGAACAGGTTGCTGGTGGTCCAGGGTAAGATTGCACGGAACCTTGATCTAGATAGTCAGATCGAAAAGGCCCGAAGGACTGGGGCAGATAGGGAAGATCCGTCATTGGTTTCTGGACTAGCCGAGCGGATGGTATCGCCATCGGGGATGGAAGCGTTACGGGCGGAATTACAGGTGCTGTTCAAGATGCGGGCCACACTGAAGAAGGAGCGAATGGCCATCGAGGCGGAGCGTGAAAACCTCATCCGGACGACTGGAGCGACGAAGTTATGGGAACCCGACAAGGACACGCCACTGATCGCCGGGCAGACATCGCATGAACTACTCAGGGATCTAAGCGAGCGGATGGACTTTGAAAAGCAATCGGTGAGGATCGTTGAAATCGTGGAGGGCATACAGTCCGCAGCGCTTGGAGTGACCGACATCGACTGGAATGCAGATGAGATTGCGAGCGCATCCAGGGAACTGAAGAAACTAGAAAAGGAACTTGCAGCCCTCGGAGAAAAGGCACCGGAGGCGCTGGTCGCCCTGGTCAAGCAGACCGGGGATATCCTCGATAATCTCGAAGGGGGCACCGTAGAAACCGAGCGATGGTACGATTCGCTGGTGGTGTTCTGGGAGAACTCGAAGGTGGCATGGGCGAGTTTTAAGGGCGGGATCGAAGGTGCCATCAAGCCCATGAAGACACTGGAGCAAACATTCAAAGCCCTCGGTGAGCGGGTGGTGAAAATCGCCGAGGACTCGCTCGCCAGATTCTTCGATAGTGTCGCAGCGGGAACCGCTCGAGGTGAAGAGGCATTTAAATCATTCCTGCGCTCGGTACTCAGCGAGATCAACAGGCTGATGGCGCAGAAAGTTGTCCAGCAGTTCGCCGAACTCCTCCTCTCTGCTGGCTTCTCCACTGGCGGTGGTGGTGGCTCAGGCGGCGGTGGTAATGGCTGGGTTGACTGGGGACAAGGGGCAGGTGTGGAAGAGTTCGCACACGGCGGGATTGTCAACAATCCAACACTGGCGATGATTGGCGAGGGCGGGCAGAGCGAGGCTGTTGTCCCGCTACCGAATGGCCGATCCATCCCGGTGGACTTCCGAGGCTCCAGCAGGGGATCGGAAACCATCAACATCAACATCAGCGCCGTCGATGGCCCAAGCGTTGAGCGGATGCTAACCAGTGCCGCTGGTCGCCGAGCGATCGAGGGAGCAGTGAGGAACGCCAGGGCCACCCGTAGGGATATGCGCTGATGGCTTCGGTCTCATTACCCTCGGCATTCTTCGAGTCCCTCCAGGACTCAGCAGGAGCCTCTCCGGTGCTGGCAACAGCGGGCGCATACCTGCTACTGAATCAGCGAGTGGACGAGCCGCCAGCACTGCCGACAGTTTCCGGGGCGGTCTCGATTTCCACACCATTCCATAACCTGGCACAGGGGATCACCTCCGGCGGGTTCACCGGATCATTCAACAACTCCATCGGCAATCGAGGGGTCAGGGTCCAGGACGGATACCTCGCCGCCAGCCACAAGGTCGGGCATGGAACTCACTGGGAAGAGTTCATCGGGCTGATCTCGGGGAGCATGAACATCGCCCGGGTCAAGTACCTCGGCAACGACAACCAAACACCCTCGAGGGGGATCTTCCAGATCGCATACACGGGCGGAGCCTGGCGATTCCAGTTTGTGCAATCCTCCACCACCACCGTGACCTTCGATCAGGTGACCGTGCCGATCAGCCAGATAAGTGCGCCCGGCGCTGTCCCGTCTCCGTTCTACTGTCGGCTGCTTCGGGAGTTTAATACCACGGGCACAGGGGCCATCAATCTTGTCGTTGACGATGGAACCACCACGCAGGTGCAGACGGTGACAGGGGTGGCACGCCACGACGACACGATCGCCACCAACTCGTATCAGTTCGGTCGGCTGAACTCCTCCGGGATCGCTGACCCTACGATCGAGATGTGGTGGCACCGCTCCCTCGCCTCTGATTCATTCGTCACACCTGGCACGCTGGCCTCCACCTACTGGGCATCGCCGAACCTGAACAGCACGATCTCATACTACTCCGATGGCTTGACCTCGACAGCCGACAGCGGAGCGGATGATCAATACTGGCATCAGTTCGGAATCACTCAGGGCGGAGCATTCACAGGGCTGCTAAATAATGGCGGCGGAAGCGTGAAGGCTCGAGTGGCGGCCACGAACACCGCACCGAGTGGATCGACATCTGCGCTATTCTCCGGCGTATACTTTCCCGTTCAAAATGTCCCGGAGCTACTCAGCGATCCGCAAGGTCGATACCTTGCCATCGAGTGGAGGTACGAGCCTGGAACAGACTGGCCGCTCGGGATGGGGACTGTCCATCTCACTCGAGACACTAACGAGTTCGGAACCGTCACCCACTTCCCAGCAGCCCAGGGTGTAGCACTGGTGCCGCTGACAGTTGCGGGCGAAGGGTCGAGCCAGGGAACTCTTCCATTCACAGTCGAGCGGACTACGAAAACAAGCCACACATTGCGGGTCCACCGGGCAGATTTCGAGTTCCCGTACACGCACTCGAGGCCGCTCGGTACAGCCGCCCGTCGATCCTACGATGTGAGATGGGTACTCACCGAGGCGGAGCGGGACACGCTCGTGCAGTTCTTCGAGGACAGGGATGGCGGTGAAGAGGCATTTACCTGGACAGCGCCAGGGGATGCAGCCACATCGATCGCCGCCCTGGTCAGCCCGCTCGAGATCGAGATGCTGGCTCCTGGGGCATTCGAGATCCGATGCCAGTTGATGGAGGTTCTCAGTGGTGCGTGATCTTCATCCAGATCTCAAAACAGCGAAGAACGCCATCAACGATGATGAGGCGTGGCTTGTCCTGTTCGAGGTCCACATCACCGACACCGAGGTGTTCCGCCTGGTCAACAATGAACAGGCCATCACCTTCGCCAGCAATGTGTACTCGCCATTCCCTATCGGGTTCGAGCAGATCGAGGAGACCAGCGCCGGAGACCTGCCATACATCAATGTCGTGGTGAGCAATCAGGACCGGATGATCTCGGCCTACCTGGAAAGCCACGGCGGGCTGCTCGACAGGAAAGTGGTCATGCGAATCGTTCACCAGTCGAACCTGGCATCGAGCAGCGCCACCATCGAATCCACCCTGATGATCAGAGAAGTAAGCGCCACCGAGGAGGCCGTCAATTTCCGACTGAGCCATCATCCATTCTTCGAGGTGGACCTTCCACATCAGACATACTACAGGCACCGATGCCGATGGGCATTTGCATCCGGCGAGTGCGGATGGGTCATTGCCACTGGTGGAACCGGATCAGGCACGGCTTGCGATAAGACCCTCGAAGGATCGAACGGCTGCGAAGCCCACAACAACGCCGCCCGGTTCGGCGGCTTCCCTGGAATACCGAGGAGGAGAATCTGATGGCGCCTGGATCCTGGGATGACCTGATCGGCAAGCCCTACGAACTCGGCGGAGTCGGCCCGGAATCCTACGATTGTTTCGGCCTGGCGCTCGAGGTGCTGACCCGTCTGGAGTTCCCATTGGATTTCGACATCGCCAGTCAGTGGATGCGGAAGTACACGCCGGGAGATGTTGACCCTAGCATCCTGAGCCAGTACGAATGCCATGTTGAAGATGCACCTCGGAAGCCGGGCGACCTGTTGATCATGCGGAATCCCCATAGCGAGAATCCTCGAGCCACCCATGTGGCTGTACACATCGGCAAGAACATCATCATCCAATCCACTCGAGCCATCGGTGTTCATGTATTGCCCTTCCAAAAGGTGTCAAAGGAAACCGTAGAGGTCATCACATGGATCAAATAGAAATCTGCCGCCTCGATTCATTGTTCCCGGTGCGATGGGCTACCCGCCAGACGGAACTGGTGGAGGTTGGCACCACACTCGATCAGATCGCACCGAGCGAGACCGCCGATGGTGCTTCCTGGGCGTGCATCCATAATGGCAAGACCATCCGCCCGGCGGACTGGTCAGCCCATGAAGTTAAAGATGGCAGCCAGGCGATCTTCACTCCGCTCCCTGAGGACTGGGCCACGATCGGGACATGGTTCCTGAAAGCCCTAAAGTGGATCGCCATCTCATTAGGCACCAACTATGTCGCCAGCAAGATCCTCGGCGTGCCCGAGGTCCAAGCATTCGAGAGTCCATCATCAAGCACTTATACATTCCAGAATCTACAGCAGACAGCCGCAGCAGGACTACCAATCAAGATCGCATACGGCACGCATCCGATCGCTGGGAATGTTCTGGAGATGGACCTGATCGGGAACAACCCGGCATCGTCAGGGAATCCATACGGGTCATCGCTCGACCTGACCATCGGACTTTGTGAGGGCGAGATCTCAGCGATCAACAGCGTAACGATCAATGGGAATGATGCGGCTGGTCTCGCCACTGTTACCAGCAACCTGGGAACAAACACGCAGACAGCCCTGGCGAGTGACGGGACACGCACCACGCAGACGGTGGGCATTGACCTGCCGCCCGGGGGGTTCATCACATCGCCCTGGTATGAGATCTCTGGCACCTTGTCGCCACTATCAAATGCACAAGTCGGCGCATTGGTCACGGGATCGAATGGCATCACAGGCACAGCGGTAGTCCTACAGGGGAGTTGGTCAGGCGGGTGGATTCGTGTTCACTCGGTATCGGCGTTCTCGAACATGGATGAGGTTCTGACGAGTGGAACCATCACCACCAGACACGGAACAGGATCGGCTGTACTGACGATGACGAATTGCACATCGTCCGGGGTAAGCGGTGGAGATGTTGATGGTGCGGAATCACCTGGCGCTCCGATTTCGTACACGACCACCACGGATGTCGACAAGGTGCGGCTCAATGTTCTATTCCCTGAAGGGCTGTACACATCAGGCACCAGCGGCGTGGTCGCTCGCACCGTGACGCTCGGGTACAGATACAGAAACACCAGCGAGGTGGACATCGACGAGAACCCGATCATCGTGTGGAGCGTGACGACTCCAGTGGTCATCACCGCCGAGCAGGTGGGGCCATTCCTGTACAGCATCGATGTCGTCATGACTGCTCCGGGATTACTCACCGATCGGGGCACCTACCTCTTCGAGTTGAACCATGAAAGCGTGGACACCGACATCGACGGATACCGGACACGCCTGGACAGCGTGGTGGAGATCCAGAATCAGGTCTACACCTATCCGAACATGGCAGTCGTGCGATTGCAGATCGACAGCGACAGCAGCATCAACGGCTCGGCGGTTCCCAATGTCATCACGAAGGTGACAGGGCGCAAATTCTCCAAGTGGGATGGGGCGAGCCTGACCACGCCATTCTTCATTGATGCGGCACCTTACGACAACCCGGCCTGGATCGTGTACGACCTACTGACGAACAATCGATACGGCATCGGGAACTGGGTGGAGTCCACTAACATCGATCTACAGTCATTCAAGGACTGGGCCGATTGGTGCGATGAACTGGTGGACGATGGGCAAGATGGAAGCGAGAAGCGAGCGATCTGGGATGGCGTATTCGACGGCAGCGTGTCGGCCTGGGAAGCCGCCCTGACCGTGTGCGCCACTGCTCGGGCTACGCTCTTCACTGTCGGCGAGTTGATCAAGGTGAAATTCGAGCGGAGCCGGACACCCTCGCAGATGTTCAATATGGGAAACATCATCAGCGGATCCTGGAGCCAGTCATACACGAGCCGCCTCGAGCGACCCACCCGAGTCGATGTGCAGTTCCTGAATGCATCGAACAATTACCAGGTCGATGTGGTCGGAATCGATGACCCGGATGCGGTGGCGGCGCTTCTCCCGCAGCGAGTCATTCGGCTCGAGCTACCAGGGGTGACCAGGGAATCGCAAGCCCTCAGGGAGGCGAGATTCCGAATGAACATCGAGAAACTCGGCGAGGTGGTGACCTTCGATGCAGACATCGATGCGGTGGCTTGCGAGCCTGGCGACCTCGTGCAAATCCAGCACGACATCCCGAGATGGGGAGAAGGTGGCCGGGCCACAGGCGGCGGTTCTTCAGCCATCACCCTGGACAGGGCTGTGGTCCTCGAGGCGGGCACGGACTACACCATCCTGGTTCGTAGTGGTGGTGATGACTCGAGGGAGACCAGGACGATCTCCAGCGCCGCAGGGGCGTATGCCGCCGGGGCATCGCTGTCCGTGGGTGCGCCCTGGACCGTGCAGCCCGCAGCCGGAGATCTGTACACGCTCGGGCCATACGAAACGCACAGCAAGGAGATCGTGATCTCGACAATCACCACGACCGGAGATCTCAGCCGGAAGATCGAGGGGTTGGTCTACTCGCCGGACATTCACGATGATGGCATCGTGGTGGCGGCCTCGACCTTCGTGGACATTCTCGATCCTGACAGCACGCCGGGGGAAGTCCTGTACCTGACCGCCGTGGAACTTCGCACCGAGGAGATCCAGGCGGCCATCTCCTGGCAGTATCCCGATGACACGGCGATCGGCAGTGCCCTGGTCTGGACTCGAGCGAACTCTGCGGCGAGGTATTCATTGCAGATGACGGTGGCCTGGCCCGCCAGCCAGGTGACATTGCCATTCGCCGCTGGAGTCTCGCAGCAGATCGCAGTGACAGCGGTATCGCCAACTGGCGCACAACTCCAGCCGACATCGACCACGCCGATCACCTTCGTGGCTTCGGGGATGCGAACAAGCCCAGATGCGCCGACAGGCGTGACGCTCACGCAGGACGATGACCTGCTCGAGATATCATGGGACTCGCCGAGCCAGACCGTAGACAGGTTCGAGGTGCGGCGTGGTCTCGACTGGGTGGGGAGCCAGGCGGTGGGAACCACCAATGATCGCAAACTGGTGACAGGGGAATGGTGTCCGACACTTTCGAGCGGGCTGACCGAGAAGTACATGGTGCGAGGGGTCACGAGTGCCGGGAATTTCGGAAGCGTAGCCATCGCCACTGAAACGAACACGCTGGCGGCCTGGACTGGTGGCACCACTCAGATAAAAGACTTCAGCGCCAGCAACTGGAGCGGCTCCACACCGAGCAACATGACACTGACAGCCGTGCGGACATACGAGATCACCACGCCGGGGACACAGGCGAAACTCCAGACCGGAGCATTCGACACGGGGACACTGGCGACCTACCGAATCGGGGCAATCGTCCACGCTCAATTCGAGGACTACACATGGGAATCGTTTCCTTCATCCTGGCAGAGTACGACAGCGGTGGGGAACACCTGGAGCGGATACGCTGATCCGAGTCAGTGGAACACAGCGGTGTCGATCCAGTTTAGTACACGAACAAGTAGTATTGCATCGTGGTCCGCTTGGCGGCCACTGACCGCTCGCAAAGTCGCCACGACCTTCAAGGAGATTCAGGTGATCGTTATCTTCAATCCTAGCAATACCGACCAGATCATTACCTTGACGGAGCTACTGCTGGTGGTCGAAGGCTAATGGCTTATTCACCCGTCATCAGCAGTGACACGCTCGCAGATTCCGTGGCGAAGTTGAACACCGCATTCGATCTACTCCTCGGGATGTCACACGCAGCGACTGCGCCGACTGCGCCGGAACCGTGGCAGCCCTGGCTCGACACCACGACCAGCGCCAGCACATTGAAAATCCGGAACGCTGCGAACAGTGGATGGATCCCGATGCACTGGCTCGAGGGTCAGAGCGGCCCGGTTGCCAGCGATGGAACCAACACGGTGAAGATCATCGGCCCGGCGAGCCTGACCGCTTCGTACACATTGACGCTGCCGAACTCCACCGAACTCCCAGGCAGCGGCACTCGATATCTGCTGGTGGATTCAGCGGGCACTGTGACCTTCTCGGCAACTGGCCCGTAGTGATGGAGGATCCACCCTGGGCATCGATCGGGATCGTTGGCGTGTTCGCCCTCCTGCTGGTGCGTGAGGTGTTCGCATTTCTCGGAGGGATGAAGTTGAAAGAAAACGGAAGCAAGGCGGCCTGGCTGATCGAGTCAACGAAGGCCATCACGCAGTTGGAAAATGAGATGCGGAAGTTGAATCATTCGATCAACAACCTATCCCAGGTACTGGGCAACCTGACGCACGAGGTCAAGGCGACCAGGGCCGAGGTGAAGGAGTGCCGCAAGGACATCGAAGAATTGAAAGGTAGGCTGTGATGCGTGGATTGATTTTGATCGTTGTGCTGCTCGCTGCGGTCTCCGGCTGCGCCTTCTGGGATGGCTTCACCCGTGCAATCTCCGATGATGCGAACCTGGAAGCCGCTGGCGAATATACTGGTGCAGTAGTTCGAGATTCGGTTCCACTACTCCCGTCACCGTGGCGGGAAATCATTGTCGGATGTCTCGCAGGGATCACCGGATGGGTGGCAAGTGCGAAGAAGAGAAAGGTGCGCTAAATGCAGTTTCTAAAGGATTTCCTGGTGTCGAGGAAAGCGCAAGCATTGTTGCTACTCGTAGGAATCGTATTGTTCGGTGAATCGGTCGGCCTGACTTCAGGCCAAGTCGATCTGAGTGCCAACGGCATCATGGCTTACATCCTGGGACGAGCGATCCATGATAATGGACTTGCGAAAATCTCCGGATAATAGCAGAACAGGCGAGCGAAAAAATAGCCCGGAGGCCCACCGATGTGGATCCCTCCAGGCCGACACAAAAGGCTAAGATAGAAACCAGACGGCCAGCCATACGGTGAACCAGACGGCTAGCACGCCAGCGAGGGCGATCTCCTGGACAGTGGGGCGATTGGTTGCCATGGCTATGCCTCCCTTTCCTTCAGTGGGCCGCACCCACACAGTCCTTGTCGGTTGTGTGCCAAGTCGGTCAGGTCATCAGCGAGGAAGACCCCACGGAGATTGAAGTCAGACCCACAGTGGGGGCACCAGACCTCAATTGTGGTGGGTGCTTCTTTGGTCCCATTCAGAATTAGTACCTGCCTAAGATTTGAACTCCCCATATCCTTCCTCCCTTTCTTCTTGCGTTTCTTTGCCTTTGACCAGTCGGACCTACTCATTTTCATCCTCCACTCGCTCCATGATTGTTTGCACGAGGCCAACGAGCGCCCTCGCCATTTCATTCTTCCAGCCACCACGCAGAACCTCAGCGTGTAGGGTGACGATCAGGCATTCCACCAGGAAGTCGATCGCCAGGGATTCGATCAGGCACAGGGCCGATTCTACCTCCGCAACCCATGGCGCTCGAGGCGGCGGGGTGCCACAAAATAGGCGCTCGAGATCAGCGAGCCGCTCATCATCTGCGAAGGTCTCGAGAACCCCGAGGCGGGCGCTGCCGATCACGGCCTCCGCAACTTCGCAGCCGTCGAGGTATCGGCGCACCAGACAGGTCGCCAGCAGCCGCTGCTGGTCCAGGCGCAGGGAGCGGATCATTCGTCTTCCTCGCTGACCATTTGCGGTGTCGGATTGATGACTCCATCCACTGGCTCGCCATCGACGACTTCGATCCACTCGCCGCCGAGCGGCATCTCTGGGAGTTCATCACGCTGCTGGGCGGTGTAGGCGGTCGCTTGATCGATCGAGGTCCAGCCGAGTGGTGCGGCTTCAGACCAGCAAGAGGGCGAAGTGTCAGGGCGACCACCGCAGCGGCGAATGTACCAGGGCGGGCAACCGTCGAGCCTGGCGTAATCGCTGGTCAGTTGCCACCGCTCGAGCGACTCCTCGCCGAGTTCCTCGATCAGGTCGGCCCATGCCACATTCCTGCGAACCTCCCGCTCGTGGTCTCGGTACGCTCCTCGGTTGGCTTCCGAGTGGCGATGGTGATCTGCGAATGAATACTCCACCGAGATCCGTCTTTCCCAATCTCCCTCGATCACCCAGTGTCCATCCCAGTCTACCTGTCGGCGGGGTGATCTCCTGGAGACCTCCTGAGTTGATGTATCCACTCCGATCAGCGGATACACGAGCGGGAGAATGTACCGCTTGATGAACCGGGCTGAATCTCCGAGTTCCCGGTCAAACTCGCCGAACGGTTCCGGCGCTGATACATTGATGATCGAGGGGGTGCGGAGCATCTTTCCGAATTCGGAAATCTCGATCTTGATCTCGGGCTGCGACACCTGCCGGGTGTCAGAGTCCCGCAAATCCCAATCGGGTACCCGGGTGAATAAATCCGTGTGCATCATTCTGCTACTCCTTCCACCTGAATGAACAGGCCGCCGCAATTCGTGTGGCGATATATGGCGGCTTGCGCCGTTGTGCGATGCCGCTTCATCGAGAACGATTCCCGATGGCCGCATTCCGTGCAGGAGTAGGGGACTCCTGGCCCTCGCAGCCGGGCGATCTCCGCCGCCACTGCCGGGCTGATGTTCCGGCCTGTTCGCTCCGCAGCGGCAGGGCCACCGCACGCCTCAGCCACGACCCGCCAGAGCGGCGTGTGGCCTCGCCCAGCCGTCCCAGCGCCGTCTGCGATCCAGTGGGCGACCTCGTGGGCCAGGGTCGTCAGCGCCTCGCTGTGGCAGCCCTGAGCCTTCAGCATTGCCGACACCTCAATCAGTGGCCCGGTGTGCTTCTTGTTTCCATTCGGGTAGTACACTCCGAACCGGGCGAAGGTCGCCCGTGCAGACCAGCGAATCGTCATCCCGACTTCGTGGGATGGTCCGTTGTCGAGCAGGATGATGTCTACCGCTCGCTGTTTCATACTCTGGTACGAGTTTGCCCGGTCCACGGTGTGCCGGATCTGCATCCAGGTCGGCCCTGGCTTCGAGGGAAGCCCATCCGCCCGGGCCACACCTTCGGAGTCGAGGAACCTTTGAGCGATGACACGAGCCGCAGCCCGCAGTCCTGTGTTAGTGGTCAGGAGATCCATTCGCCCGCCTTCCAGGTCACCGGAGTCGAGTCGGCGATCCGTTCGACCAGCCAGGGGGAGCAGACCGCTCCATACTCTGGCTCGAAGGACTCGCCGATGGCGAGGTGCATCGCCTTCACTTCGTCATCGTGATGATCGCCATCCAGGTCCATCCAGCATTCCCAGTCGAACCAGTCGGGAGCGGCCAGCGATTCGTGGGTGACCACGAGAATGCGGTTCGGGCGGTCGCCGAAGGTCACCCGGAATTTCCGATCCACTTCCGGCGGGCATTCACATTCCCGATGGTGGCATTCGTCAGTGGCATCTGTGTGGAAATGGGAATCGCAATCGAAACAGTAGATGAGGTCGGTATCACCGCAGGTGCCAACGGTGATCCTGTGTGGAGTGTTCATCATCCCCGCCCTTCTTCGTCGAGGGCTTCGCAGTCCATAACACGCTGGCACTCGGGGCACGCACAATCATTCTGACCGTTGCACTCATCAGTGTGGGGCCAGAACTCACCATATCCGATCGCCGCCAGGGCTTCGGAGGTGCGGCCATTGGCGAGGTGTCCCATCGCTTCGTCGATCACCTCGGCGGTCATCTCTGGCACCTCTTCGAGCATGATCGCTTCGGCGGCTTCCATACTCGAGTGAGCGAAGGCGAGGGCGACCCCTGCGGTCATGTAGTGGTCTGCGAGTCGCTTCTTCTGGGAGGCGTACCAGTTCGCCGATGCGGTCCCGTCTTCAATGATCGAGATGACCAGGGCGGCATTGCTGAAGTCATCCATCTTGAAGTAAACGGATGTGTCTTTGGTGCAGGTGCCATTGACGCTTCGACTGTCCATGTAGATGCGCCAGGATCCATCGTCTGCTACCCAGAGTGTTCCATCGACCAGGGCGGCCATCTGGTTTGGGGTGGGGTGGTTCATGATCTACCTCGCAGTTCTGTTTTGAATTCACTGGCCCGAAAAGCGAGCGATTCGAGTTCCGCAATCATGGCTGGCCCGTACAGAGACTCGGAGCGATCCCAGGCGAACCCGTGGCGCTGCTCTTCAAACTCATCCATTTTGTACTTCAACAGTCTTCTGGAGCCATTCCATAAACTGCGGGGCATCCCGCTGTCGGTGGCTTCCAACCACTTCGCCTTCTCGAGGATGAACCTCTCCCGCAGAGTCTCCGCATCCTTCAGTGCGTGCAACTTGCGAGCGGCGGTTAGTAGGTCATGAGTCGAGACGGAACTGCGAGATTCCGACCGCTGCCAGCACAGCAGCGCATCCGTCAGGGCGGACACCGCCGCACCGAGTTCTTCTCGATGCTTGCGGCCAGTCTTGCGGGTCGGGGAATAGAAATCGGCTGCGCCGAATCCCAGCAGGATTGCGATTGACCATTTGATCAACTTGCCACACTGCTCTGCGATTGCGTTCGGAGTGTACGCTGTCATTTTGTTCCTCCTTCTGTGTGGGGCGGTATTGCCCAGGAACAATGTAAATGTACCCGTTTCCGTCCTATTCCGCAAGGCGTGAAGATAGCCATCTCCGGCTGTTTCCTGCTGGTTTGGCCCTGGTGTTGCAAAGTTGATGCGCTTCTGGTCTCCTGAACAGCGAGCGAGGGGATTGGGGAATCTTGAAGCCGAAGCCGAAGAAACGATACAGCAACACGCAACTGACAGCGGCGATGTCGTGCGGGGAAAAGTATCGAAGAACATACATCGAGCGGGAACCTCGCACGGGTTCGAGCCTGGCGATGAAGCGAGGGAGCGCCCTGCACTTCGCTGCGGAAACCTACCTCAAACAAAAGCAAGCCGGGGAAGTTCTACCGCTCGAAGAGTTGCAACAGGTGGCGGCGGTTTCATTCACAGAAAGCATCGACGATGGTGTCGCCGACCTGGCAACCGATCCGAACCTCGAAGAGTCATCGAAGATGGTCGATCAGTTCGTCGAGGGCTGGCACACGAAAGTCGCACCGACGATCGGACACATCGAACTAGTCGAGCCGTACCTCGCAGGAATCATCGAACTCGATGGCAAGGAGTACGAACTCGAAGGATATCCAGACCTGATCGATGTCAACGAAGACGGCGAGCTACGGGTACGGGATTGGAAAACCGGGAAGACCTACAGCAAGGGGACATACGAAAACGGAATGCAGATGGCGATGTACACTCTGCTGGCTCAGTCGAATGGATACGACACCGACATCGTGCGAGTGGATCATTTGCGAGTGCTGAAGTCAGGGGTGAAACACGAACATCTAGAGATGACCAGGGGCGCAGATCATCATCTCCGCCTCGGGAAGATCGTGGCCGCCGTCGATCACATGGCAGAGGTCGGCGGGTTTGTCCCGAATCCAACAGGATGGATGTGCAATCCCACTTGCGACTTCTGGAAGACTTGCCCGTATCGAAGACCGGATGAACACTAAATGAGGCCGAGCGCCTCGGAAGGGGAATGAGATGGGGACCGAACAGGAAAGCGACAAGCGGATCCAGGATGGAAACAACAACATCCTGCTGACCTGCGATGTGGCGAGAATGCTGCACAAGTCGGAGGCGTGCATTCACAAGTGGCGAGCGGCGGGGATCGTGCCGGACTATGCGATGCCTACGAAAATCCATCCGGGCCAGCGCAGTTGGAATTGGTCGAAGCGGGCCATCCTTCGATGGATCGGCAACTTCATGCCTGAGGAGGCGAAATGAGCGAACTCGTGGATGTCGACAGGCAACTGGGCGAGGTGGCGACCGCTCGAGGAATGACACCGGAGGCGTATGCCGACCTGTTAAAGGGCACAGTGCTGTCTGGATTCAGCCAGGCGGAAGCAGCCAAGGCAGTCGGGGACATCTTCCGGACTAACTTAGATCCACTGAGCGAGGAGGTCATCTTCCTCCGCAAGGGCGGAGCGGTCACCACGGCGATCACCTACGCCGGATACACGAAGATCCAGCGGCGAGATGGCATCAGCAAGGTCTCGACGAAGTACGAGGATCTCGAAGATGGCGAGGTGTGCTGTACAGCCACCCTCGGGCGCTACACTCCCGCAGGACTCGAGGAGTACAGCCGGACGGAGTTCCTGAGCGAGTGCCGCAGGGGCGGACCTGTCTGGAAGCAAATGCCACGCAGGATGCTCGGGCATCGGGCCATCATCAGTGCGACCAGGCTGGCGTGCGGCATCAATCTTCCCAGCGCCGAGGAACTCGAAGAGGTGGGATTCACTGGAACGGTCGAGCCTGGACCGACAGGGGAGGCGACCGAGATCGTCATCAAGGAGTTGAAATGATCCTAGACAGGTTCGACCAACTGAAGGAACTGGGGACCACTCCCGATGGTGATACCGTCTGGAGTGCGTGCTGTCCTGTCCCTGGACACGGGAAGGGGAACGGCGACCAGAACCCATCCCTGTCGATCTTCCACACGCCAGGAACTGACCGCTACCGCTATCACTGTCAGGCGCAATGCTCGCCGGAGGACATCGCAGCCGCCATCGGCGACATTCGCCAGAGCGTGGACACACACACGCCGAGGAAACTCGAGTCGAAGCCATCAGCGATCTACCTGTACGAATGGCCCGATGGAACCGTCGAGTATCGAGTGTGCCGCAGCCACTACCTCGAGCCAGGCGGAGGGAAGAGCCGAGACAAGACATTCCGCCAACAGCGATGGGATTCCACACAGGAGCGATGGATCGGGTCGGTGGCTGGAGTCACTCGCCTGATGTTCAATCTCCCGCAGTTACATGGGATGGAATCGATCCCGTTGCTGTACTTCGTCGAGGGTGAGAAGGATGCCCTGCGGCTCAGGGAGGGCGGACACGCCGCCACCTGCATCTCGGGAGGGTCATCCGGGAAACTCACCGAGGCGCAGATCGAACAGGTACAGACGCTCCAGCCGCAAGCGGTGCGAGTGATCCGGGACAAGGACGAGCCAGGCCGAAAGTTCGCCAATCGAATCTGCCGACAACTACAGGAGAAGGGTCTCGGGGCCACCGTGTTCGAGTCGCCTGTCGGCTCAGGTCAGGATGGCGCTGATGTATCTGACCATCTCGACTCCGGCGCATCGCTCGATGACCTTGTGCCAGTGGAAAGCAACCCGATCGATGATCCGATCCAGGTGATGACCTGGCCGGGGAACTGCGGAACGCACGAGGAACTCGCCGGGTATCTGGTCGAGCATCTCGATGGCGAATTGATCTATTGCGAGGATCTCGAAGGCGGCAGGAACAAGTGGGCGGTGTACGAATCCGGCGTGTTCCTCCGAGGCGATGCCGAAGCCAGGGCCAGAGTCGGGCGATTGTTTGTCGAGCGGTGGGAGGCGTGCGAACTCGCTGGCGCACCTCGATGGGTATTGACAGCCCTGCGAACTGCTCAGAACAAGGCGGCGATCAGCGGCGCAATGGAGGCGGCACAGTCTCGGCTGCGGGTCCGGCTCGAGGATCTCGGTGACCATGTTCACTGCGAACTCCTGAATGTCATCAATGGAGTCGTGAACCTCAGGACGATGGAGCTATTGCCGCACTCACCAGATTATCGATTCATGTTGCGCTGTCCGGTGTCTTGGGATCCCGATGCCGATTGCCCGCTGTGGACTGAAGCGATGACTGTGTGGCAACCGGACTTCATCATTCGTGACTACCTCCAGGCCATCGCAGGTGTCGCCACCACCGGGAAGATGGAGCAAGCCGTCTACTGCAATCACGGCAGTGGGTCGAATGGCAAGTCGGCATTCATTAACACCATCGCCACGGTCCTCGGCGACTCGCCTGGCGGGTACAGCAGCCACGCACAGATCGAGACATTCATGGCTTGCCTGAATCGCTCGGGCGATAAGCCACGGCCTGAACTGGTCAGGCTCCGAGCGCAGCGGATGATCGCCTCGAGCGAGGTGACCACGGGCGGACTGCTCGACGAGTCGATGATCAAAGCGTGGACAGGCGGCGAGCAGATGACCCACCGAGGGCTTCATGTCGACGCTTCGCCCTGGAAGCCACAGGGGTCGATCTTCTTCGGCACGAATGCCGCACCGGGCATCCGAGACTCCAGCGATGGCATCTGGCGGCGGATGCGGTTCATCAAGTGGGGCGAGCAGATCCCCGAGTCGATGAAGAGGGACAATGTATGGGACTGGCTGGCCGAGCAGGAAGGGCCGGGGATCCTCCGCTGGCTGGTGCAAGGTGCATCGGACTACTTGACCAACGGGATGATGCCCACTCCCTCGAGTATCGAAGATGCTACAAAATCATACAGGCTCCGAGAGGACTGGCTCGGGCAGTTCCTCATCGAGAATATCGTCGAGTGTCCAGGGCATACCGTCACGAAGGATGCGCTTTACCGGGTGTACTCGCACTGGTGCGAAAATGGAGGACTGAAGCCACTGGGGAAGATCAAACTCGGGACTGCCCTGGTCGAGCGCAAAGGGTGGTCGATGGAGTGTCGGGACACCACTGGCAATCGAGCATGGGATGAGATTGCGCTGGTGAATCCTGATCTGTTGATTGACTTGTCGTAACGAGAATTTGACGAGATAGCGATGCAAAAGTCAAACCAGAACAGCAGCACAAGGCCAATGCCTACCTTTAAGGCGTTACCTTGACGACTTGACGAGATGATGATGTGTTTAATAATTACAACAACCGTGGATGGTAGATGTGATGCCAATTGAAACAAGATGGGGAAAACTCGTCAAGTCGTCAAACAGGGGTGCCTGGATGGCCTTCCCAGTTTCCTGAGCAACTACTAACGATCCGCTGTGATACCAGGGAACAGCATCCGTGGACATTCGCATCCTGCTACGGCCACTTGGCGACTGTTCGTGGAACCGTGCGGCATGGGGACTATGTTCTCGATATCGATCCCCTACTGGCGACTGTTGAGCGTAAATCGCTCCAGGACTTCGTGAGATGCTGCGGGACCGATCGGGTGCGCTTCTTCAAACAGATCGCAGGGATGCGGGGAGCCACGCAGTTCCCGCTGCTGATCATCGAGGCCGACTATGGGATGCTCGAGATGGGCGGTGGCTGGCGAGGGAAGATGACACCAGAGCAAGTGCTATCGGTCCTGCACAAGATCCAGAACGATGTGCCTGTGTTGCTGTGTCGCTCGAGGGATGAAGCGGAGCGAGGATGCTATCGCCACCTGCGCCTGGCCCTGAAGCATCGCTACCAGAAGTGCCGAGAGTTCGCCCGGGCGTTAGCGGCAGCCGATGCGATTGTTAGATAGGGGGAAGAAATGAGCGACTACGACTACACCTACTTGAGTTTCGGGGCAGGGGTGCAGTCCACCGCACTGCTGGTTCTGTCTGCCCTTGAGCAGCGAGGTGTGCCGAAGGTGGACGCAGCGATCTTCGCTGACACAGGCGACGAGCCTCAGTACATCTATGACTACCTGGAGATCATAAAACCGTGGTCAGAAGATCACGGCATCCCTCTACACATCTGCTCTGCTGGCAAACTCAGCGACGACCTACTCAAGACCGACCGAACCTTCGTGGCGATACCAGCATGGAGGCCAATGGGCGATGGCCGTGAGATGCCCATGCGTAGACAATGCACGAGGGAGTACAAGGTCACGCCAATCGAGAAGAAGGTGCGGGAACTCTTGGGCTACCAGCCTCGCCAGCGAATCAAGGAGAAGGTTCGGTGCTTCTTGGGCATTAGCATGGACGAGGTGAGCAGGGTCAAACCTTCACGCACTTCATGGGTGACAAACGAGTGGCCGCTAATCGACGCAAGGTTGAGAAGGACGCAATGCGTAGACATTGTGGAAGAAGCAGGGCTACCCAAACCATCCAAGAGCAGTTGCCACTATTGCCCTTATCATTCAAATAAATACTGGGAGTGGCTAAAGAAAAACCATACTGCCGATTTCCAAAAGGCGGTGGACTTCGACATAGCAATCAGGGAGTTGCATAAGGACGACCCGATGTATGTTCACCGATCTCTAAAGCCTCTTGGTGAGGTTGACCTTACCGACTACCAACTCTCTCTTTGGGATGAGGAATGCGAGGGCTACTGTGGGATCTAGGGGGGGGAAGAAGTACTCGGCTCTTCGACACCAAAGAACTGCAAAGAAGAAGCCGCCTCCCACAAAATACACAATCACCGAACTGATCCAGGCAGCGTTAAGCCTGGAGGAACAGCGGCTTCATGTTTCGCAGTAGTGTGGGATGATCGAGGTCCACCCATGTCAGGAGAACCATGCGCCATCCCTTCCAGTATCGTGTTCATGCTGTAGTCCATCAGAAGATTGCAGATCACCGTGTGGCCTCGGAGCTACTCCAAGCGGCGGACATTATGCTCGGCACGGATAGCCCGATGATCAAGTCTAATCAGTTGTGTATGGGAACTGACCGGGATGGGAAGTCGGTACCATTGAAGTTGGTGGTCGCTCGTGGCCGGGACTTCGATGCTGTCACGCTTACGATACCGAAGCCGCTGACCGATACGATGAAGCCCTGCACCGAGTGCGGGGAAGTCGGGTACATCGACATGGATGCGATGGAACTCTGCACGGAATGCAATGGCCTCGGGTACCTCGAGGAGCCGCTGTGAACTCCTGAGGCGTGTGGCTCGTGAAGCCACCAGCGAAGAAGAACAAAAGCCCTGGCCTGTATGTTGTCAGGTGGCTCGACATCCTCAGCGATCCGTCATGGCATTCCGGTTCGGTATCGAAGGCGGAGCCAGCGACCTGCATCACTGTTGGATGGCTGGTGTTCGAGAACGACAAGAAGATCATCCTCGCTGACAGCCGAGCGAAGGATGGCGACTGGGGCGGCCTGACCATCATCCCGATTGGTGTAGTCGCCAGCAGAACACGAATCAGCGGCAGAGCGCCGGAGTCATTCATGAAAGGAACAGCAGCCAAATGAACCACCCGAGCAGACACGAGGACGGATGGCACGGTGTGCCCGAGGAGCCGGAAGAGCGTGATGAAGGTGCGGATGATGACCGCCGCCAGATGGATGAGGAACTCGAGCGGTAGATGGCCGCCTGTGTGACCCGCTGACAGCCTCCGCCGCCGCCTGAGTGTTCCGAGTCAGGCCCGTACAGCAGCCCTGTGTGGCTCTCTGCGGCCACCCTCAATGGGTCCCTCCTGTGGGGGTCTACATCTCGGTTCTCCGGTTTCGGTCGATAAATATATTCCATCTTCCGTTTGTAGGCTGCGACCAGGACGACCAGAGCGCCGCCAGTCCATCCAAACCATCGATGTGGTTCCTACCTCGGGAGGCTCTATGCCTAGCATAGAACTGAATGTCGCAGCCTGAGCGGTAGACTGCAAACTGTCAAAATGAAATGAGGATGATGATGGACTACATCGCCGAGGAGTTGCGAGGGCTGGCCGTCCCCATCGGCTCGATCACCGAAGACCCGGACAACCTGCGAAAGCATGACAAGCGGAGCATCTCCTCCGTGCAGAACTCCCTCGAGCGGTTCGGTCAGCGCACGCCGATCGTGGCCCGCAATGGAATCGTCATCGCCGGGAACGCCAGGCTCGTGGCCGCCATCAATCTCGGCTGGTCGCACATCGCAGTGGTCTCGGCAGATTCGGATGATGACACCACGGCGAAACTGTACGCCATCACCGACAACAGGACGGCGGATCTATCCGAGTTCGATATGGCTGGCCTCGCTGGCGTGCTGTCTTCCCTGAAGGATGAAGACATCGATCTCGACTCCCTCGGCTGGAGCGATGAAGAACTCGGCGAACTGCTCGACCTGGAATTGCCAGGCGAGAATGAACAGGAGGAAGCGCCCATCCCCGAGCCGCCAGTGGAGCCGATTACGAAGCCTGGCGACCTGATTCTCTTCGGTGCCTACCTTGAGTGTGATGCGTGTGGCAAGCGGCAGGATTACGATCTCGCCAGAGTCGGCGAGCAGTGCTGCGATGGGTAGCCTCCAGGTGACCTGCTACGGCATGGAGATCGACCCCGGCTACTGCGATGTGATCATTGATCGATGGGAGACCCTGACCGGAGAAGAGGCGATACGATGACCGACCACACCTACCCATGCATACTCGATCGAGTGGTGGACGGCGACACGATGGATGTCGTGGTCGATCTAGGATTTAACATTTCGCATAAGATCCGAGTGCGGCTGGCCCACTTCAACGCTCCGGAGCCTCGAGGCGATACCAGGGAAGAGGGGCTGAAGTATTGCAAATGGGCGGCGTGGTGGTTCGAGAAACACATCCGGGAGGATATGTTCATTACCACGAAGAAGTCGGGAAAGTACGGCAGATGGATCGGCGACATCTACTACCGAGAAGAGCCGGGAACTACCAGGAGATACCTCCATGACTATATGTACCAAAAGGCCATCGGATGAAGCCGAGATGGGGAATCATCCTAAACACAATCCTCGACCACGCCATCTTCCTACTCGGTGCGGCGATCTGCTCGGGAACATTGTGGCTGATCGTCACCTGGCTGATCTCATGAAGTACATCATCCCGCTGCTACTGGTGGGCTGCACGGTCCAGGATATCGACAGCCAGCGAGCGGTCATCGAGACTCGATCCATCCCAATTGTGCAAGTGGTGATCGAAGGGCCAGGCGGTGACCTTGTGCCAGTAAAACATGAAGCGATCAAGGAGACCGTGGTGATGTTGCATTGGCAGTTCTTCCTATTCTGGATTGTCGTGCTGATGACAGTGCTGGTGGTCTGGGCCTGGGAGCGATTCAGGTGCCGCCGTGGCTAGGAGTCAGACCGTCGAGGAGTTGGCCGCAGCCCTTGGCATTGCGAGGTCGACCATCTACCGCTGGCGCAAGGACGGCTGGGGCATCGACGAACTGAACACCGGGGAAGGGTGGAACACCGAGGAGGTCAGGGCGTGGGCTGAAGATATGAAGCGAGCCAGGCGGTCAGTCCTGCGCCCATCATTCAATGTCCAGATCGAAGACGATGACGAGGACGATGCCGGGCAGAACTGGTCGATGGTCTACAGGAAAGCGAAGGCCGTACTCGCCACACTTCAGGCTCGAAAGTTACAGGACAGCCTCGTGGCTCGCAGCGAGATGGAGCAGCAATTCACGATGAGGATCGCAGAGATCACCACCGCCCTCGATTCACTTGCGGCGCAGTTGTCCCCGAGGCTGGCACCACTGACCAGGGAATCCGAGATTCAGGGAGTGCTGCGCCAGGCGTTTCATCAGTTGCGTGACCACTTCGCCCGCTCTGAGGTTTCCGACTAATCATTCCAAGTTCGCCGCAGTCGCCCAGGTTAGTTCATCCAGGTATGAACAGATGCGATATAATGCCCGGGCAAAGGGGCGAACGGGTGGGAACTCAAAGGCAAAAGACCATCCCGGATTCTGTACTGGAACTCCTCGCCGCATCAGTGGTCGAGGCGGAGACAGCCAGGCAACGGGCAAAGGTTGCGCTAGATGTGGTTTGCCACATCTACCACCTACAACGGGATGATTGTGCGGTACGGCTCTTCGCACGATTGTCATCGAAGGTGGGGGATGGTCCTTTGCCTGAGGGGGCACCATCGGGATCCAGCGCCTGTCCTCCGTCAGGCAATGGCTGATGGGCCTCCTCAATTTCACCATGAAGGGTGTAGCATGAGACTGAACAATGTAGTGTTCGCCGGGAAAGTGCAGGAAGTTACAGATCTGAAGCAATTGGGATCATCGCAGGTGTGCAATGTCCGAGTGTATCAGGCGTACCCGAAGAAACTCGATGACCAGGGGAACGCCGAGGAGTGGCATTCGGACTGGGTGACAATCGTATGCTGGGGGAAATCGGCGGAGATTGCACAGACGCTCGAGAAGAAACAGGAGATTGTAGTGGAGGGCCGCCTCCGCTATGAAACATGGGAAACCGGGGCAGGAGAAAAGCGAAGCGAGTTACGAATCACCGCATCGTTCCTGCACAAGGTTGGCCCGGCTGCGACGACACGATCCGCACCGCTTCCAGTGGCGCAGACATCATCGGCTGACGAGCCGCCATTCTAGCCTTCCGTTAACCGGGCTGGCAGCACGCACCACCTCGCTCTGCTGCTGGCCCGGTGTTTTAAGGGGCATCCATCCGCCTGACATTTCCGCCGGGATTAGTTGAATGGACCGCTCGAGAGCGACTCGCCTGGCATCCGCCCGATGATCTCACAGTGTCCGCCTGGGCGGATCGCCACAGAATCCTCCACCCACTCACCTCAGCCGAGCCAGGCCCGTGGAACACAAATCGCACGCCGTACCTCCGGGAAATTCTCGACGCATTCAGCGACCCTACCGTCGAGCAATTGACGCTTATGGCTTCGAGTCAGACTGGGAAAACTGAGTGCCTACTGAACATGATTGCGTACACGATCGCTGAGGATCCAGGTGCGACATTGCTGGTCATGCCACGAGAAGAAGACGCAGTGCAAATGGGGATGCGGCGCATTCGCCCGATGGTCGAGTGTTCGCCGGAGCTATCAAAACATCTGAGCGAATCCAAGTCAGACAATAAACTGAAGGAGATCCGATTCACTCGCTCGATGCTGTACCTGGCTGGCTCGAACTCTCCGGCTGACCTGGCGAGCCGCCCGGTTCGGTATGTCCTCGGCGACGAGGTGGACAAGTGGCCCGCATTCAGTGGCAGGGAAGCGTCACCCGTCGATCTAATGGTGGAGCGCACACGAACATTCTGGAATCGGAAGATCGTCCTGGCCTCCACACCCACCACGAGGAACGGCTACATTTTCCAGCAGTACGAGCGCAGCGACCAGCGGGTGTATTCCGTACCCTGTCCGCATTGCGAGCATTCGCAGACCTTGGAATTCTCACAGGTGAAGTGGCCCGACGACGAGCGTGACCCGGTGAAGATCCGCCAGGACCGCCTAGCCTGGTATGAATGCTCCAAGTGCAGCGGCGTGATCAAGGATCGAGACAAGCCCGAGATGCTGATGCGAGGCTCGTGGTCAGTGACCGGAACGCCTGGATCCCATCGAGGATATCGCATCAATGCCCTCCTCAGCCCGTGGCTCACCTGGAGCGAGGTGGCCGCCAAGTTCCTCGAGTCGAAGAGCAATCCAGCGAGCCTGATGAATTTCGTGAACTCCTGGCTCGGTTGGATCTTCGAGGAAGAAAGCCACAAGGTGGAAGTGGAAGACCTGAGCCAGCGAGCGAAGGAGTACGAGCGCTCCACGGTTCCAGCGGGTGCCCGTGTCCTTGTCGCAGGTGTCGATGTCCAGCAGGACCATCTGTACTACATCGTCAGGGCGTTCGGATATCGAGAGGAGTCGTGGCTGATCGAGTGCGGGCGATTGAATGCTGGCCTCGAGCAACTTGTCGATGTTCTGTTGCGGCGCACCTGGCCGGGCGAGCAGGGACCGCATCGGCTCCGGTTGGCTTGCATCGATTCCGGGTATCGCACCGATGAGGTGTATCGGTTTTGCCGATCGTGGCCGGAGATCTGCCGCCCGATCAAGGGGCAGAAATCTCTAAACGGTGTTCCGATCCGCACATCGAAGATCGACAGGAACATCGCAGGTGATCCGTTGAAGGGATCCGTGCGGCTGTTCCATCTCGACACCACGCACTTCAAGGACAAGGTGACTAGATTCATGACAGCGCAGGATGGCGAGCCTGGCGCATGGCACCTCCATCAGGATGTTCCAGCCGAGTACCTGAAGCAGGTTACCAGCGAGCATAAGGTGTTGACCAGGAACAGAAGAACAGGAGCCACCGCCAGCGTGTGGACAACGAAGCCTGGCGGGTCCGACAATCACTACTGGGATTGCGAGATCTACGCCGCAGCGGCAGCCGACATGGTTGCTGTGTTCGCACTCACTGAGGAAGCCCACCAGCCGCCAGAGCCACCACCGCAGCCATCGCAGCAGTCGCAATGGGTGAAACCAGGGAAGGGCTGGATCAATGGTTGAAAAGGAAAAGCGATGGAAGGTCGTGGAGTACACGCCGATCCGGTGCCCGGACTGCGGCAGCCGCAGCCATCGCCAGTACGGGAAAGAGGGGCGGCTGCGATATCACAAGTGCAAGCAATGCGCCCTGCGCTACCGATCATGGGAAGATGATTCAGGGGCGAAGAGTGCAGCAAAATGAATTGGTCCTGTTCGCTGGTGTTGGCGGCTGTCTTGGATCCATTGCTGCGGGACGGCGAATCGTTGCAGCAGTTGAATTCGAGCCGTACTGCCAGCAGCAGATCATGGCGAGACAGGAAGACGGGGCGCTCCCGGATCCCTTCCCAGTCTTCCATGATGTCGAGCAGGTCGATTTCCGATTCTTCCGAGGCCGTGTGGATGTACTTACATCGGGTTTTCCCTGTCAGGGATGGAGTAACGCCGGGAAGCGACTGGGAGCCGTCGATCCGAGAAATAAGTGGCCCGCCACTCTTCGAGCAATTGGAGATGTTCGACCAGCCGAGGTACACCTCGAAAATGTCCCAGGCATCCGACCCTACATCAGCACGATCGCCCGAGATTTATGGTCTATCGGGTATGATGCTCGGTGGCGTGTTGTATCCGCTCGAGACGCTGGAGCCAGACATCTCCGCCGCCGCTGGTGGTGCCTGGCCTACACCAACAGTGTCCCATGTGACGAGGGGCAATCATGATGAACCGATCGAGGACTACCTCGCCAGGGTCGAGGATTACAATGCTGGGAGGGCGAAGGGGAAGCCGGGGAAGTCGCTGGGCATTGCTGTTCGTATGTTGGAGCCTGGACAGCCGGGTAGATTACACATCGCCTGGTGCGAATGGCTGATGGGCTGGCCGTGTGGCTGGTCCTCGCTGGATCCGCTACCTGTCGATGTTCTGGACTCGTGGCTGGAGATGGTCAACGCCGGAACCTACTGGGATGTCGATCCAGCCGATACGGGCGAAGTGCCCAGGCTGACCGAGAAGAATGAACATCGCCGAGCGAGATTGATGGCTATCGGCAATGGTCAGGTTCCAGCACAGGCCAGGCTGGCCTTCCGGCTGCTGTCGTGATCTTCATCCTGGAATAGCAAGCCAGTGGACGGCCTCCACACTTCATCGTCACACTGTACGCATGGCGAACTCCACGGATACACGACTACAAAAGGTGCGAGATGCAATTGATGCCCTCATGGATGGCGGCGCTGTCCAGTCCTACGAGATCAACGGGCGGCAACTTTCGCATTACTCGCTGGCCCAGTTGATGGACCTCGAGCGCAGATTGATTTCGCAACTTGCCAATGAGCAGACCGACAACGCCACAAACTATGTCCGGTTCGTGAGACCGAAATGAACATAGGCCAAACACTAACATCAGCCATCGATCGAGCCATCGAGGTGTTCGCACCTGGACGGGCACTGGAGCGGCAAGCCGCCAGGACCGCCGGAGAACATTTCTCGCAAGCATTCCGAGGCGCACGGGAAACTCGCCTGAGCAACAATTGGGCGGTGACTCCCGGATCAGCGGATTCCGATCTGCTCCCAGACCTGAGCCTCCTGCGGGAACGCTCCAGGGAGTTGATGCGGAATGATCCACACGCCTCGAGCGTGGTGGGCAGCCTGGTCGACAATGTAGTCGGGACAGGGATCCGCCCGCAGTCAGTGATTGACGGTTCTGCGCTCGGTGTATCAGATCAAGAAGCGGCGGCGATTCGTAAGGCGTGCGAGTTCGCATGGGAGCGATGGGCACCGCACGCAGACATCGCCCGAGGGATGACATTCTACGACCTCCAGGCCGCAGTGATGCGGAGCATCATCGTTAATGGCGAGGCTCTGGTGCTACCAGTTAGAATCAGCCGAGTGTCGTCGCCTTACGATCTGGCGCTCGAAGTCATCGAGCCTGACAGGCTGGAGTCACCTGGAGATCTCGACAGCGTGAATGGGAAATTCAATCGGCGCAGCGGTGTCGAACTCGGGAAGTATGGGCATCCGGTGGCCTACTGGCTGCGGGTCTCACATCCCGGAGATGGCATTTACGAGCGCAGGAAGGATGCCAGGCACAGGCGAATCCGGGCGCTCGACAGCGATGGCACGCCGCAGATGCTCCACTTGATGAACAACACCAGACCAGCGCAGACTCGAGGCGAGCCGATGCTCGCTCCTGCGCTCCAGTCATTTAAGGATCTGAGTTCGTTCTCCGAGGCCGTACTGGTCAGGGAGCGGGTATCCGCTTGTTTCTCAATGTTCATCCAGCGGGACGATCCATACAATGCAGCCGTGAACAGAAGCGATGAAACGGTCAGCCAGCAGCGCATCCAGTCGATCGAGCCAGGCATGATTTCGTACTTGGCACCGGGCGAGCAGGTGACCTTCGGGAATCCAGGCACGGCGAATGGCACAGGGTACGATCAATTCGTAATGCGCCACCTCAGATCGATCGGCGCTTCGATGGGCCTACCTTATGAACTGGTGGCCAAAGACTTCAGCCAGACAAACTACTCGAGCGCCCGGGCCGCACTACTGGAAGCCCGCCGAGTGTTCACACGCTGGCAGCGGTACATTACAGATCACCTATGCACACAAGTGTATTCGATGGTGGTGGAGGAAGCGTGGATGCGTGGCGAGATCCCGGTGAAGGATTTTGAGCGACTGAAGCATCACATTGTCCGCAGCCGTTGGGTGCCGCCATCCTATGGATGGGTGGATCCAAAGAAGGAAGTCGAATCGGCCACGATGGCGATGGAAGCAGGATTATCAAGCCTGGCAATTGAAGCCGCAGCCCAGGGCCGAGACTGGCAGGAAGTCCTCGAGCAGCGGGCCAGGGAGCAAGCATTCATGGAAGAACTACAGATGAAAGGTAAGGATGACGAATGACGAGATGACCGTGCCGAGGTCAGCATTGATGATTGTGGATCCAGATCATTCCACCTTCGAGCTACGCAGCGATGAAAAGGATCGGGCGCAGTTTCGGATGGTTGCGAACTCGGGCGATGTCATCGAGAACCATCCGCATTGGGGCAACTTCGCCATCGACTTTGATGGATTGAAGATCGGTAGACAACGCAAGCCAGCCCTGCGTGACCACGACCCGCAGCGGATCGTGGGGCACACCTTTAAGATTGAAGTGACGGACGATGGCCTGGTCGCCGAGGGTACATTCCTGGACACAAAAGATGGCCTGGAAGTGCAGAGCATGATGGCTTCCGGATTTCCGTGGCAAGCCAGCGTTTATGTCCCGCCGAAGTCGATCGAGCGTCTGGAGGAGGGCGAAAGTTCCACGGTGAATGGTCGAGAGATTCACGGGCCAGCCCATGTGTTTCGCCAGGCATCTCTCCGGGAGGTGACATTCACCAGCCTGGGAGCCGACGAGAACACCGGAGCGGCATCCCTGTCAGAAATCAAAATCAATGCAGTCTTCACGGCTGCGCCAAAGGAGAAAATCATGGAACCTGAGAAGCCGGAAGCGCTAGCAGTTTCTGACCAGGATGAGAGTACTACTGATGAACAGTTCGCCGAGCGGTATGACTCAGGAGTCGAGGACGGCATCCGCTGGGAGCGGGAGCGAGTCAATGGCATCATCGGGCACTGCCTGCCGGATCAACTGTCCATCGTGACGGAGATCGTCGAGCAGGGAGTCACCCAGGAAGAGGGAGTTAAAAGGCTGATGGCAGATGTTAAAGAAGGGATCGAGGAGCGCCTCGCCCACAAGTTAAGCAGCACGCCGGAGCCAGTCGGCCCGCTTGATGCCAGCCCATCGGATCCTCGCTCCACCTTCGAGGCTGATACTGAACTCTCCGCAGAGTTCGGCACCTTCGAGGTCTGGGAAGCCTACACCAAAGCAATCGAGAACGGGCGCATCGTCCGTGGGAAGGCCAACTGATGGCAGCAGCAACCAAGGATGTCGCCAGGGCGTTCGAGTCGGGAGTGGAGCCAGTCTTCAACGATCATGCGCTGACCGCCAGCGCCACGATCTACGAGGGCCAAGTGGTGACGCTCGGAGCGACCACGAACACCGCCGGAACATTCGCAAGCACCGACACCTTCGCAGGTTTCGCCATGACCAAAGCGGTCCAGGCGGATGGAGCCACTCACGCTCATGTCAGAGCGCAGGGTGCGATCAAGTTGACGATAGCCATCGCCGCATCCGTTGATGTCGGCGATACCGTGTACGCATCTGACAATAACACATTTGATGATGTGTCGTCGGGTGGGCTGGCCGTGGGCCGTGTCCATCGAATTGAAAGCGAAACAGCATCCACCGCTGTGGTCATCGTTTCCTTCCAGGCTGCAAGCCTGAGATCATTAGCGTAAGGGGTTATTTATGGGACTCGCAGATCTCTCTTCACGATCGATCATCGGTCGCCTGTTTCTAGCCCTCGAGGAGGCGCAGCCGCCTGCATGGGTTTCTGACATCGGAATGTCGATTTCTTCAGACCAAGAATCAGAGACCTATCGGTGGCTGGCCGAACTGCCAGCCATGCGGGAATGGTTGGGTGGCCGCCAGGCGAATCGCCTGGATGTGCGTTCTCAGGTTGTCCGCAATCAGCGCTTCGAGGCGAGCCTCGAGGTGAGCCGTGCGGAACTCCGCAGGGACTCCACTGGTCAGATTCAACTACGCATCAACGAACTCGCCGCACGCAGTCAGCAGCACTGGGCGAAACTCCTGACCGACACCATCGTGGCGAATTCCGACACCTATGATGGGGTGGCCTTCTATGGCTTGAACCATGATGGGGTAGCGTCGAATGACAACGCCCTGGCACCAGCGGCAGCCTCGCCAGCAGCGGCGACCACCGCAGAATTTGAGTCATCCATCTTCGGTACTCTCGAGGCGATGCTGGGATTCAAAGATGCCGGAGGCGAGCCGATGAATGACGGACTCGAGGCGCTGACCGTGGTGGTGCCGACTGGCCTGTACGGCGTGGCACAGCGGGCATTGAATGATCAGATCATCACCGATGGTGGCGGAACACGCACGAACAGCGTGGCGAACCTGTCGGGATATCAGATGCGCCTGGCTGTCAATCCACGCCTCGCAGGATCCTCGACCTACTACGCTTACCGCAGCGATTCCTCGATCAAGCCGTACATCCTCCAGGAGGAGAACGCACCGCAGATCGAAGCCCTGGCGGAGGGTTCCGACTTCGCATTCCAGAACGATGCACACCAGTACGGGATCAGCAAATCGTGCGCTGTCGGTAACGGCGTGTGGCAGTACGCAGTGAAAAACACATTCGCATAAAGGGGGTGATCGTTGTCTCAGTTTACGAACGAGGGCGAGGTACAACTCCTGTCCTATGTGTTGAAGGGCGTAACGCTCAAGGCTGATGGGTTCGGTGGATCCACGGCGTTCACTCCATCCGATACTGGCGGAGCGAACCAGGGCGTGTACATCTCCCTGCATCACACCGCATCGCCAGGCGAGCAGGGCGTGGTGACCAATGAGGTTTCCACGACTGCCACCGGGTACTCGAGGAAACTCGTGGCGTTCACCGCCGGGACGGAATCCACCTCGACCGATACCGCACTCGGCACAGTGATGTCGAATAGCGCTACGATCTCGTGGACAGCCTCGGGGGATTGGAATGGGTCGAGTAACATCACCCACTTCGGTTTGCACTTCGGAAGCGGTGCGAGCAATGCGATGTTCATGTACGGGGCGCTGACCGTTGCGAAGCCAGTGACGAACGGCGACACGGTAACGATCGCAGCAGCAGACATTGACATTACGCTGAAGTAACTAGCCATCCATCTTCGTGCTTCCGGGGGTCGCTTCATCCAATGTCGATGGGGCGGCCCTCGATTTATAAGGGGATCGAATGGCATATAGATCGCTGACTTTCGATACCGAGGTCGTGCAACCGATCAACGGGATTCCTCCTGGAGTGGCTTATGCTTCGGGTAGCCAACACTACATCAACAAGGTGTATGTGCTGAAGCAGAACGCATCACCTCTCAAAATAGACATGACCGTTGGATCACCAAAGACAGAGATCTTCGGCGAATCTCTCGCAGTTGCACTTCTTGCGGATAAACCGATGACCTTCGGTAGCCCTTCAAGCGGAAGCGATGTCGAGACTTGGAAGTCGTGGTACAAGCCCGCCATCTCGGTAAGCCAAGCGACTGCGGCTGACCGTCCATCTTATTACAGGGTGGCTAGGGGTGGCGGTGCTGGCGGTCCTGCCATTGTACTCGCACCGGGCGAGTTCCTTGATTTGCCATCGGCCAACTTCAATTTCGGGGCAACTGATCAATGGACGATTTTTGTAGCCTTGGAAACAGTGACGCAGAACTCAAACGACGAAGGCCACTTGTTTGGAGGCACTTCAACAGGTGGGGATTTCTCATCCATCTGGGGGATCGACAACGATAAATGTGCGGTCATCGACCAAAATGGGAACGAAGAACTGTGGTCGGGAAGTCTGATGACAAACAATTGCGTGAGAATGCTATCACACAGTGCGAGCAAAGAAGTTTGGGACTACATGAACGGCGAAGAGGTGCTGAACAACACCTCGACATTCACAAGGTCTTTCGACTTCGACTTCCTGAACAAGTCAGAGACTACAAGCGGCACTGCTGGATCAGCAACTTTCTGGGTCAGAGAGATCCTGATCTATGAAGAGTCAATAGATGTCATGGGAGCAACGCAGCGGCAAGAAATCGAAGGCTACCTGGCCCACAAATGGGGAACGAATTCTTCACTTCTGAAGGCTGACGGAACCACAGGCCATCCTTATGTGACAACTGATCCAAGAGATGCAGAAGACTGGAAGTTTAGCAGTGCCCTGACGACTACAAAGAGCGGCTATGTCGAAGCCACTCCACCATCGCTGAGTTCATTCACCGATACTGATTATGACATCAGCACCTTCGGGCAGGGCACCAATGGTTTCAATGTCGCCGCCAATCAACTGGTCAAGTTCGCCGTAGTGGACATGGAGAAGCCGGGGAAGGTCTACATACGAGTAGAATACACGGGTGCTTAGATGGCTGTCGTTCAGATAGAACTAGACTTCGGTCAAGGCGCAAACAATACGACCTTCACCACGGCCGCTCAACCGCAAGATGGCGATCTGTTCATCGTGGCGTGTACTGGCGGCAAGGGTTCAGGCGGCGTGCCCTCAACGGCGGCACAAGCACCATTCTTTGGTACTGCTACAGATTTTGATTTGATTTCAACGGGCGACAACGGAGACATGATCGGTCTCACGATTTTCGCTCAGGTGTGGAACACTGGCGATTCAACAACAGTGACGATGGGGTCAGGCTGGTCCGGCAACGGCAATTCCTATATGTGCGTCTCTTATCAGGGCACAAATGTAACTACGACAGGTGCTGGCACGCAGATTTCCAAGAGTACCATGAACACTGGTGCTGGCGGTTCCGTAACCTGGAGCGGCCTGTCTCCGGCTACCCCGACTGGTTCAGGCAATATTTCACAAGTAGCGTTTGTCGGTGATGCGAGAAACGGAACTTTCACAAGCACATCTTTGCCTACAATGCTCGCAA